CAGCGACATGTTCGTGCAAATAGGGGATTGCTGGGAATATCATACTGTGATACAATACAATCAACAAGAGGGAAAAGAACCTCTAACAGATTGAAAGGGGATTATTAAAATGAAGAAATATACCAAGTATGAGCAGGAACTGATTGATAATTGCGGCATATATCCCAGCAGATACCTTGCAAAGAAGAACGCGGCTTCGGATGAGCTTTTTGTTGTGAAGGTTGACGGCGGTTATAAAGCTATCAATTATAATATGTATAAGATTTGGAGGAATAATAAATGAAACCCGAATACATTAGAGTGCAACTCAGAGCAATACACACTGCGAATCAGAGAATGCTACGGTATGAAACGGGCGATAAAAAAACCATGTTTGCTAAATATGTGGATTGTATGTGCCCGTCATGGCATATCTCTGAAAAACAGACCGACAGTATGAACAAAAGTGAACCGTCGTTGTATCAGCGCTATGTGCTGGCACAGCAGATTAACAGCATCAGCAAAAACGATTGTAAGCCCGGAAAATATGATGATGAATATGCAAGATATGTTGGAAGCGGAACCGTTATTGTTTTGTTGCCGGATGAATGGAAAATCGTCGCGGAGGTGCAATAATGGCAAAGCTAGCAAAATACGGGATTCGTGACGGCGCAAACATTGAGGAAATGCGAAAAGAGCTTGTCCGTGCGGGCAAGGCCGCAAACCAGCGTTTGCGCCGTCTGGAAACAGCCGCCGCAGAAGGCCGCATCACCGGGAAGGGAATGTCTTACACCTACGCTATGAAATATCTTAGCAAGATGGGGCGCACCCGATTTAAAGAGCGTGCCGCCCGGATGAAGGCGCAGGACGTACAAACAGAGCTTGCACAGATACACGCATTTTTGCACGGTCATCAAAGTACCGTAACCGGAATTAAAGAGTCGGAAAAGAAACGTTACCAAACCTATTTGCAACTTGGTTATAAGGGCAGTTTGGAAGAATTTGTTAATGACGCACAAACTATTTTTGCATTGCTGGAAGAAAAAGGCTTTGGTTATCAAATTGGTTATGAACTATTGACAAGTGCCGAAACCGAAGAACAGCAACGGGAGCGGGTTGCAAAATGGTTGCGTGAAATCCGGGGTAGTGAAGAGGCCAAAGGTGCGGAGGGCAAAATGCTGTTGGAAGTGCTTAGAGAAAAAGGCCGGGCAGTTGAAAGACAATTTCGGGAACCGTATCGGGAATATGCGGAATGGGAAAAGAAAAAACATAGAAGGAGTTGAGAAACTATGCGACGTTGTGAAGATTTGGAAGTCTGCGAAACCGCACAGGAATTTTTACAACGTCTGTCCCCCTGTCCGTCCTGCTGTAAGGGCAAACAGGCCAAGCATAAATATGTTGATGTAACGGCCTGTTTTGACACGGAAACCACCAACACGCAAGAAACCGGTTTTATCTGGTCATATCAGATTAACGTCGGCGGTCTGAATGCCGTAGTCCGCACCTATCCGCAATTCGCCACAATTTTGCAAGGCATAGTAACCGCGTGGGGTATCAATAGCGGAAAGCGTCTTAAAATCCACGTCCATAATTTAGGTTATGAGACTTATTATCTGGCACAGCTTTTGCAAGAGTCTTTTGGCGTCAAGTCCATTATGTTTACTTCATCTCACAAGGTTCTTTCCCTGAAATTGGAAAACGGCTTGGAATTATATGATAGCCTGAAACTATTTCAAAAATCTTTGGCCGGGGCGACGAAAGGTTGTCCCCACGAAAAGGCCGTCGGTGATCTGGATTATAAAGCCTATCACGACGCTAGAACCCCCTTGACTGACACGGAATATAAATATATTGTATATGACGTGCAAGGTCTGTTTGAAGCTATCGAACGCTTGAAAGCTGATGGGGGTTACAACGCGGCAACTTTGCCCATTACCAACACCGCCCGTGTCTTAAAGGCTGTCAATAATAAGGTACACAAGGCCAAAGGCTGGAATGCCCTTATGCACAAGTTGGCTTTGCCCCCCGACTGCCTGAAACTGGCCTACAAGTGCATGGCGGGCGGCGATACCCACGGGAACCGCTATAAGATGGGCAAAACATACCGTAATTGTAATAGTTATGATTTTAAGTCAGCGCACCCCAGCCAGATGTTAACAAAAAAATATCCTATGTCCCCGCCACAATATATAGGCGATTGTACAGAGGATGATCTTTGGACTCTGATTGATGGGGGCTACGGTTGGATAGGTCATGTAGCTATGACAAATGTTAGTGTGTTGCATGACAATCCAGACCCTACAATTAGCAAGTCAAAGTGTAGCTATATTGAGTCCCCCATAAGGGCAGACAATGGCCGGGTACTATCAACCCCCGGAATGGCTGTCTACATGGATAGTAACGATTGGCAACGCTTTACGGGGGGTTACGACTGGGACGATACACTGGCAACGGATGTATGGGCTTTTAGGCTGGACTACCTGCCCGCCGCTTTCCGCGCGGCAGTCAAGGGCTATTTCGAGCAGAAGGAGAGTTTGCCGAAAGACACCCCGGATTATATCTTTGCTAAAATCTGCGTTAATACCATTTTTGGCGCTTGCGCACAGAAAACAGTCCGGGATGAGTATGAGTATAGCATGGATGAATTGATGGAGGTCACAAAAACCGGATGGGAGTCCAAGATGGACGGAATGACGGAAAAGCAAGTCCTTGCAAGCCAGACAAAACCTAGTAAACTGCCTTTTTTGTGGGGCTTGTGGACTGCAAGTTGTAGCCGGTTGGAGCTTTGGCACCTTATCAAGGCGGTTGGATGGGACATGGCTATTTATTGGGATACTGACAGTTGTAAATACATTGGTGATCGCCCCTCCGCCGTGGAGGACTACAACAGGGCACAGAGGGAGCTTGTCCGGGAGCGTGACGCGATTGTCATTAACCGTAAGGGGCAAGAGTCCTATATAGGTGTGGCAGAGGATGAGCACCCCGAAAACGCCTATGGTTATCAGGAATTTAGAGCCTTGCACGCTAAATGCTACGCATACCGGGACGCTGACGGGGGGTTACAAGTCACCATTGCGGGAGTCCGCAAGGATGAAGGCCGCCGGGCGCTGTGCGATAACATCAACCTATTGCAGGACGGATTTAGTATCAATCCGGCGGGCGGAAATAAATTATGGTATCACCCCGCCCCCGTGGATTGGTCGGATCCTGATACCCCTACGGCAAGTTGGATATACATGGAGGACAGAGATTATAAGGTTAGATCTACCGATTTGATTACCGCAATAGAGTCTATGGAGATTTGGGAGGGTGAACAAAACCTCGCGGGCTAATTTGTGCAAAATGTCAATAGACAATATTATCACAGTATGATACAATACAATCAGAAAGAGGGGGAACCCCTCAAAGATCGAAAGGAGATTGTAATAATGTACACTAGCAAAAACTATCAGAAGAAGGAAACCACCACGGAGAACAAGCCCTACAACAGCCGAATCTATGTTATGCCGTCCCACTACATCGACAAGGACGGCGACAAGGTAGACACCAATGTTCTCATCAGTTTTGATAACTACTGGTTTGTGAACCATAGTAAGGCGGGCGTCGTTTATGGCCGTATCAACATCACGGGAGACTATAATGTTAAGCGTATCAAACAGGAGTATCCCGCCGTGGAAATGTACAAGGACGGTTATACCGTTACCCTGTTTCTGTTTGATCGGGACGCAGAGTATTTGGACAAGACGGGGGAGGAACGCACCCGCAAGAGTTTTGTAGCCCGCCTGTATGAAAAGGACGGCGGTCTGTGTGCTCAGGTCATGAAGATGTTTTAAGGAGGTACGGTCATGGCGTTTCGCACATTCCCTCTGCGGGTGACTCTAACTCTCCGCTCTTCGACGGGGGAGATCACTGGCATACATATTACTAACCCTTTTCGCACGTTGCAAGAGTGTGTTGAATTTGTCGAGAAATTTTGTGACGAAAATTATCCGTCTTATGTGTTGGAAGAGGTGTGTATATCGTGAGAGTTTGGGTATGGGAAGTCAGTAGAAAGCGCGGTGACTATGTAGCCGCCGCGCTGACAGACGATGCTCAGCACGTCCTTAAAATCGCGCAGGTTTTCGGCGTGAAGGACAGTGACCGGCTGGGAAACTGGTGGGATGAAGTTATGCGCGGACTGCCCGGGTATCCCGCTTGCGACGAATTTTACACCACCAAGACGGGCGGACTTGCGTCCCCTATGGGTAAGGTGTGGGAGTTCGACAGGGAATTTCATCGGCTGGCGGTTATCTGGCCGACAAGGGGGAGGTGATGCAATGCGCGTCTTACATTTTATCCTTCTGGCCGTGGTCTTTCTGGCAACAATCCTTTCTGGAGGGTCTATCCTGTTCGGCATGGAGGAACGCAACGGACTTGTAGTCCTGTTCGGCGCGATTGCCACGTTGGGTTGTCTTGGCTGGTTTCTCCTTCTGCTGATGCTGATTTTCGGGTAAAGTTCAATCCCCGGTGCAATGCACCGGGGATTTCTTCTTTATCTTCCGAAAATCCACTCAAAGTATTTTGCCGGAATCTTAACATTTTTCAGAAGATTACTGAAATAATCGTCAGAAAACTTGATTTTCGGCACTTCCACCTCGATTTTCGGAACGTCGGGCAGTTTAGGCGGCGTGTAGTCAGGCGTTACCGCCATAGCCGTACAGGACAGGCAAGCCGCCGCCATGAGTCCAATAAACAGGACTTTCAAGTGTTTCACGTGAAACACACCTCCTTAACAGAGCATTTCCCACGGGAAGGAAAGATTACAGTGCAAATAGGTTCCGGCGGTAAGCTGGCCGCCATAGACCGCGATGCTGGACGTGCCGTCGCTCTCCTTGATAAGGGTATAGGCGTTATTTCCGGTATCGTTGTAACCTCTGCCGGACATGGACAGCGGCTCACCGGTGTAAGATGCGATAGGAATCCCCTTAATAACTCTACCGTCATTGGCCGTATTGGTGGCGGTGCCTGCGATCATCATGCGCAACTCGCCGCCCTGCACCCACCAGCGACAGCTAAAACCGTTATAGTTAATCAACTTGCGATGCGGCACGTTGTTGCGATACCCCCGGATATAGGCCGCCAGCATTGCCGTAAATCTGCGCACACCTGCGCTATTGGGGTGTACGTTGTCGGTGTACATCTCATTGCTATCTGCCATAGCCCATGGGGCAATGTCAACAAAAGGCACACCAGCATCATTGCAAGCCATCTCGATTCCCCGACTCTGTCCGATGGGATAAGGCCTCCAGAAGAAATTATAGGACAGCAGGATTCGGGCGTTGGGGAACAACTGTTTCGCCGCCGTGATTGCCGTTGCCACGGAACTGGACATAGTACCCTCGGCCACATTGCCGTCATTGATTCCGCCCATGATAATAACCATTGTCACCTTGGCCGCGTCCTTGCTCTCGGCCTTGTAGACATTGCCGGAACTGGAAAGCATATAAGTAAAATTGCCGCCAGCCGCGCCCGAAGTGATAAATCCGCCGCCGCCGTTGCTGTAATACCGATACTTGGTAATGTCCAGCAGGTTAGCCAACTGCACACACCAATTATCTGTGCTCGGTGCCGTGGTATTTGCACCGGCGGCGTAGCTGTCTCCGATCATGACCACGTTAGACAGGTCAAACCCGCCAACAATGCGCTTATACATTCCGGCCACATCATCCTGCAAGTCGGACACATCATCTTTCAGGCCGGGGACGTGCTTCCCGTCAAGGTCAAAGCCGTTGAGTGCCAGTCTGATGCTGACAATAGCGGTATCGTTTTTCGATGCGATTGCCGCTGTAGCGGCGTCGTTAATGTCAATTGTGGTTTCCCCCATATTAAGATAACTTAATTTAGGATTTGCCATAATATTACCCCCTATCATGCCAATGTCGTAAGCGTCAGCGTACTGGTTGCGCTGTCATAGGTTGCGGTCATAGCCTTGGACTTGACCGTGTTAATATCCGACTGCGCATTTTCCGCCGCTGTCTTTGCCGCCGTGGCCGCACTCTGCGCCGTCTCCGCGTCGGTTTTGGCCGTGTCTGCGGCTTTCTGCGCCGTGGCGGCGTTGGTCTTAGCCGTGTCAGCGGTTTTCTGCGCCGCGCTGGCCGCGCTGGCCGCGCTGTCTGCCGCCGTCTGCGCGGTGTCGGCTGCTGTCTGGGCATTGCTTGCCGCCGTGCTGGCCGCCTGTGCCTTAGTCTCCGCGCTGGTGGCGGTGTCGCTGGCCGTCTGCGCAATGATAACAGCGTCCCCCGCCTGTGTGGCGGCATCCTGCGCGGAGGTCTGGGCGGTTTCGGCGGCTGTCTTTGCCGCGTCGGCCTTGGTAGCCGCTGTGTCTGCCGCCGACTTGGCCGCGTTGGCCGTAGTCCGGGACGCATCATCTACAATATGTAGCTCTAAGCCGTTAAAATCAATAATTTTAAGATCAGCCATAGCTTACTTGCCCCCCTCCTGCGGGATGGTGTACAGGGTCAGCGTTTCCGTTTCGGGGTCATAATTGGCATCGATATATGCTTTATCGATATATTGGTTCGCAAAGTCTTTCATCTGCTGTGTTACCCATTCCTTCAATGCGCCCTGCTGGTCAAACAAGAAGTCTAAATTGGTAATATTTAGGTCAGCGTAGGGAAAATTGTTAAAAGCCATAGTCTTACCCCCTATCAATAGATACCCACGCACAGTTCGCGGGTGAACATCTGGGCGAAAGTGTCATACCAGTTATAAACCAGACGCATATCCATTTCCGCCGTTATCATCTGTTGGGACGTGGTTACACCGACATTGCCATACAGATGGCCGGAATGCGTCAGCTTATCCTTACTCTGGCCGCTGTCCTCGGTGCTGGTGTCGGCGGTTGTCTTGCTGTCCCCGGACACCTTCCCCCGGCTGGAACTGTCCGACTTGTCGGACGGATGGAACGTGTCTGCGGTGTCGCCTGCATAGCCGGTGGAGCTGGTGCCGCTGTCCTCGTTGCTCTCGGTGCTCTGCCCGGTGCCGGTCTGGGTGCTGTGCCCTTTCCGGGTGTCGCTCCCCTCTCGGTCGTCTGTCGACTCCTCGAAACGATCGAAGTTATGAATGGGGTTGTACTCCGCCGTCAGCGCCGCCCATGTCCGGGACATACTTTCCGCATACATTTCAGACACAATTCTGATTTGGTCGTGTACCGTTCGGGCGTCCATATAGATCACGGGGAACTCGAAACTACGGTACAAAATCGCGTCAACAAGCGTCTGCTTGTTGGCACCTTCCGGGACGGTCAAGCCGTCCCACAAGTCTGTAACCCCCTGCACAAGGCCGGACTGCACAAGGCGGTCAAGTCCCTGCAACGTTATTTTCGCCAGCATCCGGTTCGCCCCCTTCCAATTCCGGCATATCACGCATGGTCACAGACAGCGACAAACCAAACAGGGCGTTGACACGCTCAACCGACTGGTTAAGGCAGTCAAGCCATACACTTGCCCGCGCCGTTGTCGCGCTGTCGTTGCGGTGGATTTCGTCGGTCAAAAGCCGTTCCTTTTTGTTGCCAGCCGCGCCACGCAGAGAAGGAATTCCCACCTCTTCGTCGAACTGGTGTAAAATGGTATCATAGGCTTCCAGCGTCATGTCAGCGACATAACAATCCTTAACAGACTGCTGGAATGCCGCCCAAGGCTGGGGGTTTGCGCCGTTTGCATCCTTAATAAAGTTGCCATCATACACGACACCCGGCTCACCACGCTGAACCTTGTCATAAATAGCTTTGATCGTCTGCGCCGCGCTCTTGTTTTTCGCGGCAATGGCAAAGGCTACACGGCTATTTTGTAAGCTCATGGAGGTGGCGGTGCTGGCCTGACTGAGTAACTCCGCATACGTCTGGATTATATCCCATATCCCCATATAGTCCGGGGTCATGCGGATAAGTTCGCAGTCCTCGCCGATGGTTAAGGCGGTGCCGTCAAGCAGGGGACTAACCACATTTGCGCGGGTCGGCTGGTAAAAGATACCATACCCATACAGTGTGCCCGCCTGCGGGACAATGCCGCAATGGCCTGCCGCTACGCGGGCGATCTTGTCGGAGTCCACCACGACGCTGTAGCCCAGAAAACAAAGACAATACTGTAAAAAGTTTTTGTCCCATTCGTCGGGAATTGTCCAGTCAAAAACACTCATTGCCCGCTGGTAAAGCATCCGCTGGAAATATAGGGTAGTAGCGTTATTAGTGGTATAGACACCGGGGGGATTAACCCCCGATGTCAGCCCATTAAGTTCCGGGAAAAACAAGGGGCTGTACTGTGCCATAGGTTAAGCCTCCTTGCCGATCATGTCCAGCTTGTCCAGCACCTGCGTCATGACATTGGTGTTATTTTCGATTGCCTTGGCAAGTTCGGCCGTTTCGGCCTTGTGTGCGTCGCGTTCTTTGTTGAGCATACAAAACATGGCAACGACGCACGCAATGGGGAAACCCAAGTTACTAATGATCTGAGTAATAACGTTAATATCCATTACTTAATACCTGCCTTTTCCAGTGCCGCGCGGGTTTTCGGGCCAATAAGGCCGTCAATCGTACCATTGTAGTAACCCGTTGCTTTCAAAATGGCTTGAATTGCCTTCAAAATCTCTTTTCTTGTCACTTTCAAAGCCCCCTTACCAGTGTTTCCGGAAGAGGTAGACTGGGAAAAATTTCCAGCACCTCCCGGCGTGGGTGTCACGCCGCCAAGCCAATTGAACCACTGTTGCGCAGACTCCACCCGGCGCGGCCAGTGGTTAGTCTCTGCCGCATATGCCGGACGCTCGTAGGACACCATAAACAACAGGGTCAAATCTCTTACGCTGATGTTATCGGCGTGTGCCCAATCATACCAGTCAGTGCGGGGCAAATCGAATCCGTACCGGGAACCGTTGGAGTTGTACCACTGCCGGTGCACTCCACGATCTGCCGCGTCGGGGTTGCCCTGTGCGCTGTTGGTCTGCTGATACTCCGCATATAGGGCATTGACCTGCTTCACGCCGTCGCTACGGTCGTAGCCCTCTGGGTATAGCACATCCAAAATATCAGTTAAGTTGCTAGGCGGTGTCCACTGGACAAGGCCAAAACCAGACCCGCCGCTTTCGTGGCGGTTAGGGTTAAAGCTACTCTCATTTTGGATATTGCCAAACAGGGCGGCAACTGCCGCTTTTGTCCATCCGGTCTGCACCAACATCTGATATATGATCGTGGCGTTATTGTTTGCGTTGGCACTGCCAAACGCAAAAGCTGTGTGTTGACCGCCGCTAACCATTGTAAGCCCCGTGGGGTTATTGATGATATTCGGCATTTATCAACCCTCCTTACTCCAAGAAGATACCGTTGGACAAATAATTATTGACCATTTCCGCTTCCTGCGCCGTCGCCCCTATGCAAATAACATGGGGGTTGATGCACTGCGTATAGCCGCCACAGTTGGCAAGCAATTTCATCTGCATAAGCGGGCGGCCAAGACTTTCGTTGTCCTCGTCCACCAGTAAAAAATACTCGATCTTAACCCACCAATTGCCATATAGACCGGAGGAACCGCCAACACTGCCGGACATGGACAGAGTGGGGATAGGCTGGATTCCGTCAAAAATGGCGCTGGGGTTGTCGCCCGTAGCCTGTGCAACTGTCGCGGGGTTCTCGGCGGGTGCCGTGCCCGTCGCGTCCTGCGCCATTTGGCTAAACATTGCCGGTGCAAAGGTGCTGATATTGGTTTTGGCCTGTGTCATAACTCCGCCCTTGTCAGACAGGACATTGCTTGCAATCTTAGCCACATTGGCAATCAAATTGCCGCGCAAGTCGGTTGCTAGCATCTGCGTGACGGGCACCGGAATACCGATATTGCCGGACAGTATACCAAGTGCGCCCTCGTCCTCGTCCGGGTCGTCGGTACCAAGGTACAAATAACCGTTACCGTTGTAAGGGTCAAATACAACGCGGGCACGGATAACAGGACGGCGGGAAACGCGGGTACCGTTTAACTCGATCACACCAAATCCCGGGAAGTGCATACTATATACACTGTGCGGGGGATTGTTAAGGTATTCTCCGCGGTCTGCCGCCTGCGGATGGTGGGGTATCTCGATCGTTCCGCAGTTGACAATAGCCCGATAACCGATTGTCGGGGCGACAAAATCAGGGATACGCCATCGGCCTATGTCTACGTTGGTGCTTGCGCCTGTGTCCAGACTTGCCCGCCCGATAGGGATATACACACTGCTTACAATGTACTGGATAGGGTTAAGCTGTGCAATATACACATCATAACTTATATCTTGCAAGCATCCGGTAAGCCCTTGCACAATGCCATTTTTGACAGTAATGCCTAAGATGCTGGACATGCTGGTTTGATTTTGCAATATATCCAGCAGGTTGGCATACTGTCCAGCCGTAAAGGCGTAGTAGGTCACAGCGGTGCTTGTCGCGCCGGAAATGCCGTTGATAATACCTACTACATAGGTACCACTGTACAAATCCGACACCCACGGCGACGCTTTGGAGGTCATAGCTAAGTAGCTTCCGGCCTTGCTGGGGTACATGCCGTCCTCGATCGTACCGACATAGGCACTTGCACTTCGAGCTACATACTCGGTACTATTTTGGATGTCGGTCTTGTAGGTGGCAAGCACATCACAGGACAGATACACCCACCAAAGATTGTTTGGCATAACCTTAATATCAGTAATCCAGTAATAACGCTTATACCGGGGGATATAAGCGTAATTATAACCGATCAGCGGGTACTCGTCGGTAGAGGTAATCGCCAGCACCGGGGCAAGCACGGTCACCCCCCGGCGGGGGGTGGCTTGAAAAGTAGCGTGCCAGCTGGGTTCTATGGGCTGTTTGGTGGAGTTGACTTTCTTTTCAAATCTGTACAGATTTACCTCAAAAGCCATACTTTTACACCGCCTTAGTCAAGCAGAAGTACACAACAATTTTCGGTGTTGTCGTTCCGCCACTGGACATCCTCGTGGATGTAGTTAGTCTGGAAACCGTGCGCGGGGTTCATCGGCGTGGCGGCACTCCACATATTTTTGTAACAGATAGCCGCCGCCTCATCGTCAAACATGACACCAAGGACATAGGGGAGTTCCACCGTACCCTCGCCGGAATCGTTGTTGACTGCGTATGTAGTCTTACTGCCCGCCACATTGGCAACGGCGGGTTTAAAATAGCTCACATCTGCGTTGATCTGCTCAGGGGTACTAATGTCCTGCCAGAATGCCACTTCATCAAATTTGATATACTCCAAATATTCGTTGGCAAACAGACCGGGACGCACAACGCGCTTCACACGATCCCAAAACGGTGCCAGCATATAACACTGGAGGTTCTCCCGGGGCGTGTGCCGCTTGATGGGGACAGTCACGGCGGTACCCTCTGCGGTGATGGATTTCAGGGGGGACACATGATACAGGGTAGTACGCTCACCCATCTGCCGGACGATAGTGTCCATTTTATAGGCCAAATCCTCGGCAAACTGGGTGAAGGCGGTACGATCTGCCAGCAGAGCATCACGGGTCAGCGTGGTGTCGTGCTCGGTGTTGTACTCGGTCAGCAGGTGGCGAACCATTTCCGGGCGGGTAAGGCTTGCACCGGTCACGGCGGCATCGGTATTATATGCCTGTGTGCCGCCAATCAGGTTAATAAGGGTTACACGGCTATACTGCTCGTGATACTGCTCAAGCTTATTATACCATTCCTGCATAATGTCAGCAATGAACCGCTGAAGCTCGGAACCGCTGGACAGCGCGGTGTCCCACTGATTTTTAAAAATGGTAATATAATCGTCAATGTGATTCAAACCATAATAGGCAGTCTGAATGGCCTGCGGCTTGCGCACCTTATAGGGATTATACTCCTTGCCGTCCTCGATCTGCCGGGTCAGATCGCCCTCGGGGATGTCGCGGTCAATGTAGGTGATCTTGCGCACCATATTGCCGTACTGCTCCTCCGTCTTAATAAGGCTCCGGAACTTGGCACTATATCCGCGTACGCGGATATAGGTGCGGGTCAGCACCTGGGAAAGGGCGTTGGTCATGGACTCATAGCCAACACGCTGTGCCATGGTGGCGATAGATACATAGTCACCGGTGACAAGCTGGCTAATGACCTCCTGTCCGGTCGCCTGCTTAAAGGCGGCATTCAGCACCTTTCCTGCCTGTTCGATGCTCAGGCCGAGGTTACTTGCGTTAACAGACATGTTTTATATTCCTCCTTACTTTTTCTTAGACTCGCCGTTTGCAATCCACTGTTCGGCGAGTTCCTCATCAATAGGTTTCGGGGCGGGGGTGTCAACTCCGCGCCGGATGTTCTGGCCGTGGATAGCTTTTTTCATATCGGAAATCTCTGCCAGCAGTGCCGCCCAACGGGCGGCATCATCCGGCGCGGGCGCGGTAGGTTCCGCGCTGGTCACGGGGTCTACAGGGGTTTCAACCTCCTGCGTGGTAGGCTCCGCCGGGGCGGGCGCTGTCATCTGCTCAGCCGGGGCGGGCGTGGTAGTCTCAGGCGCGGGGGCGGAAGTCTGGGACGACAAAGTTTCAATTTCATTTTTGGTGTACCCTGCGCCGATCAACGTCAAAATCTGGTCAATAGTCATAATTTATACCTTCCTCCTAATGCATAATCGTTAAATTTTCGTTTCGTCTCAAAACTATCATATGTAATATTGCCATGTGCTACACCTGTTAACAAGCCAAAAAACACGCGGCCAATATCCCTTTGTGTGTCTGGTGTAACATCCCAATGGGGCACTTTTGCGGGACAAATCGGTGCCTTGCGGATATACCACCAGCTTTCCGTCTTGTGCATCATTATCATAATGTCGCCCAAGTGTAATGTATCGACATACTCCCGGACTTGGTTTCCGGGCAAACGGCGGACGTTTGCAAAGTTGTTGTTGCTCCAATCGTTTTCAAAAGCCATGTCGCCATAACTACCTGTGTTCAGGATTCGGCCAAGGCGGGTTTGTTTCAGCCGCGCGGAAATGGGAGACTGTTTAAAATCTACACATAGGGTTCCGCTGTCCGGGGATAGCCAGCAGTTGGCACCCGTCAAACGCATATCTTCATATACACTGATAAGGCCAAATTCCTGTAACACGTCACTGTCCAAGTTGTTACTGTTTGCAAGTAGCCACACGGGAATATCGGCTGTGCTAACGTCGGTCACGGACTGGATGGAACTTTTCAGGTTGTAGCCAGCGTCTTTTCGGATAGCCGTACCGCGTTCCGGGATAAATTCATCAAAGACAATCGCCCCATATTGGCCGGACGCAATACCGCGTGTACTGTAAATACTACTGCCCTGCGCGATAAATCGCCCGTAAGCCGTGGGGCGTTCCTTTTCGTCCCGCTCTGTTACTTCCCGTACTAGGTAGCTATCACCGGCAATTTCAAATGCGGTGTCTATTCCAAGGTCTTTTGCGGGTGGGTCAAATGGATTGTTGCCGCCGCTTGCGCATCGGTCTAGCTGTGTTTTGGTCAGACGCAAATAGAGCATAGGCGTTTGCTCTTTGATATACTTATGTAACACGCCGTAAGTCTTACCAATACGACGGGCACCAATCAACACAATAAGGATTGCACCAGTATTTGCAAGCATATCAATATCCGGCCAGCCGTCCTCTGTATATAGATTTATATCATGATAGCCGGGTAGCATTTAATCCCACACCCTTCCACCCTCTAATATTTGATATATTGACCGGGGCGCTAGGGTCGTTGTCTGTACCAACCCCGCGGGCTTGCCCGTGACAACAGGGGTTCGCCCCGGCTCTAATTTACATATAGCACATGGGGCGCAAATTGTCAAGCAGTTCCCAGCAATCCCCGATTTGCACAAACATGACGCTGTTTTATTGTGCATATTGCTGAAATTGTAAATTCTACATTTTGCATAAATATAGCCCCTTATTTATGACCCCTTTTTGTGTATGTTGCATACTGTCAAATTGCACAAAATGAGCGCCGATGAAGGGGGAATTTTTGTGCAAAACGCGACCCCCCCATTCCCCTTT